CTAATCGAATTTATAGTTTTTAGTGTAATGAGATACTTTCCCTAGCATCTTAGGCACATCTTGAGGTTTGTTTTCGTATTCGATTTGCAAGAACCCACCTAACATTAACTGTTCTACATTATCCCCAACCACAATAGGGCAAGAGATTATGTAATCAATACCAGAATTGAAAAGTTCTTCTACTTCTGGTTTTCCTGAATAACACAAGGAGCTCCAGTGAGCAAAGGATTGCTCCTTTGTGTCAGAGTGTTTAATTTTAATCCGGTTGATGTTTGGATAGTTAGAACCACTTACTCTAGTCTCTGAGGTTAAAGTGGCTGAGGTTGGGACATAATAAGAATTGCTCCAAACACCCACTTGTGTTCCTTGTGTATCTAAGAGTATGTAGTCTAAGTCTTTCTTAGGTAGGGTTAATACAAAATCTTGTTTCTTTTGTTCAAATAATCCTTGGAGTTTAGATAAATCCCCATCTTTCCAGTAGAATAGGGTTGAGACTCCAAGAGCTATAATAACAAGAGTAGTCATTAGCCAAGATGGAATAACATCCTTTAGGCTGGTTAAAAAGAGTAGGGGATTCATTTATCCTCCTGTTAGTTTATTTTCTTAGGAATGTGACTTTAACATTACCACCTTTGATTACAGCAGATGCACCCCATGTGTAGAAGCGAACCTTATCAGTAGTTGCTAGTTTAACAACAGCAGATACGGTTATAGGCACGGCATCGTAGTTGTTACTTAGAGATTCTGTGTAGGCAAGTTCTGTAGTGCCTGCTGAACCACCATAAATACCAGCCTTAACAAGACCGTCACTAGACGCATTTCTACGGCGTAGTGTTGTGTATTCAATGTGGTAATAACCAGCTTCAGCAACCATCAAGGCTGTTTTATCTGTAGCGTTAAGAGAGATTAAGCCGAATGGGTCATACTCTTTACAGAAAGTATCTGAAGGGGATAGGTTGTAGTAGTCACTTACGACGGTAGTACCTAGGTTGTTAATAGTAGCTACTTGACCATTTCTATCACCAGAGTGGTAAACCTTCTTGGTGTTAGAGTAGATTTCACCATCTGGTTTAAACTCAACATATTTACTATCTGTTCCCACCCAGAAACGAGTTTGACCAGCAGCACCTTGGTCTAGAACATCAATAGCAAAAATTCTAGAACCAGAGATGTTCCTATAACGCATCATATATGTTGCAGTAGAGCCAGTAGTAGGAGCACCACCAACATCAATAGCGGCAGTCTTATCAGCACCCCAGGAAGTGTTGGTAGGGATTGCAATACGAACAGCCTTAGCAGAGCCATTACTAGAGAAAGACCCTGATGTAATCCAACCATCCGTTCTTAGAAGTGAGTTACCGCAGAAGATTCCAGAAGTGTAACTATTAGATGGGTTTAGACGTAACCAATCATCATCCTTCCCACCAACAATCAACTTGCCGTTTCGATGATAACCACTACCTTGAACATCAACAGAACCAACTACAGCGAACTTAGGGGTGTTCCATCTAGTCTCAAGCTTGTCTTGATAGAAGGCATAGCCTGTTGAGTTAGGGTTAGCCATTTCCCACACCAATCCACGAGTTCCACCAGCATCCCATACACGCATATCCTTGCCACCAAAGCCCAAACCCTTACCAAGAAGTACGTTTGCCCCTTGAGCAAAGTGGAATTTACTGTAAGAGTAAAAACCTTCAGTAGCATTAGTGTTCATGTGGCAGTAAGAGGTGTTACGACAACCAATCCAAGCCTCTTTGCCGTTAGAAACACTTTGTATTTTAAGACCGTCAGTCTCACCAGCAATTCTAAATTTACCCGCTAAGTTGATAAGACCGCCAGAAATACCTATGTTTCTAGCAAACTGAACATCCGCATTGCCACGAGGAATAGAAATAGCTTGAGTTGCAACACTGTTGTTGTAAGTACCAATTACTAAGTCATTCTGCTCTGCACCACGATACTGAATGTAAGCACCATGTTTGTCAGCATCCTCTCTCATTCGAATAGTACAGTTCTTATTAGCAGCAGTACTCATGTTAATAGAAGCATCACTAATATTAGGAGCAACCTTAACATCATGAGCAACTGTTACAGGGACAGCAGATAGAATCCCACTGCCACTAATCTCAGCTTTAACATTCTGACCATAACCACCACCCAGACCAAAACTAATCTTACCTGCACTATTAGCGTTATGCACATACATCACAGCACGGTTAGCCATGATTCCGTATCCACTCATCTTAATAGCGTCAGCAGCTACAGCATCCACTGCATGTAAGCCCTGAACAGCAAGAGCACCTGTCATGACATCGCCAGTAATATTCACAAACCTGGAGTCGGATTCACTCTTGGTGTAAGCACCTACATCACCAGCAGAAGGTTTACGAAGAGGTGAATAGAATGTTTGTAAATCATAGAAGAAGTTGTTTGGAGAACCAGTAGAGGCTTCTTGTATAAAAGCAGTAACAGTGTAATCATTAGCATGTTGAGTTTTAACATAAACCTTGTTTGCTTCAATTACCAACTCTGGGTGGTTCGAACCTGAACCTCTCTTAGAGATGGTTTGAATAGAAGGGACACCCTGTGAGTTGATACTCACCACATAGGAGTTACCTGTTGCTGTTCCAGTAGCTTTTGTAACGAGTCTTACATGGTAAGAAGCGTTAGCAGCTAAAGAACCACCTTTCGCATTTAACAATTCTGCTTTCTTAGTGTCAGAGACTAGATAATCTCTGGTAGAAAACGGAGTAGTTAAAGCAGCTTGAGCACCAATAGCAGAAACAGTAGGTTTATAACCTTCATGGTATACTTGACCCACCTCTCCCTTAGCGTTCCTAACAATAATCTTAGCATCTTTTGAGTCTAAGTAAGTCCCATCAATAGTGTTACCTACAATGGTAGCAGAGCTGGAACCACCACTTCTAATAGCATTGTTACCGTTTCGATGATTTAAGTTACTCATCTTAATTTCAGTAGCAGTTAGAACGCCAGTCATTGTATCACCAGCTTTCTTTAGGTAACTATTATCAGACTCCGACTTAGAATAAGCACCAACCTCTGAAGCTGTCGGTTTGTTATTAGTTGAGTAAACTACAGACCAATCATTCCACTGCCCATTATATCTAGAACGAAAAGCCATGTAACCATTACTACCACTAACACCATAAGGGATATAGGTTTGAGTTAGGTTGCCAGTAGAGCCATATTCGTAGTTTTGAACATAACCATAACCAGTCCCTTTTGGTTTATTAGGAGCACTACTGTTGGACAAACTACCAAACAAACCTCCTTTGTCGATAGTGTTTAAATCTGTAGCTACAGAGGGGTTAACCTTACCAGCAGTTTTGTAAGAACCATCTTTAGGGATACCAACTTGATTCCAAGTAGGAACATCATCTTTAGAAGGAGCACCTACATCAGAAGCAGTTGGTTTATTACCTGTGTGGTAAACCTTTTGATTACCTTTAGCGTAAATCTGCCCATCTGTAACAAGATGAACAGGATGAGAAGCAGAGCTTCCTTTAAAAACAACACCTTGACCAGCTTCTGGAAGCTCACCATCAACAATTTTATGAGAGATGGTTAAATCCTGTGAAGCACCTGTCTTAAGCTGAATAGTAGAATCACCCTTGGTGTGGTCTGTGTTGTGAATAACCAGGGAAGGTGCATCTTTTTTGATAGACAAATCACCTGTTAGTTCACCACCTGTGAGAGACAAAGCCTTAACATCAGCAGCACTTGGTTTATAACCAGTGGTGTATACACGTTGCCAAGGTTCAGGGGTTGCCCCTTCAGCAGCCTCCTTAGACCTAACATGTAGCTCTGAGCCAAGAGAACGAGCTGCTAATTGGAAACCACCAGTAGTTCCATGAGGCAGAGTTAACAGAGCTCGTTGTCCTTGTAAATCTGGGTACGAATGAGACAAAGTGGTAACAGAAACCTTACCATTAAATAGTGGGTCTGGGTTGGTAACACTACTTACTCTATTTGAAACAACGTCACCTTTTAACGGGTATTTAGCATCTGCCTGAGCAGGGGTCATTGCAGCAGCAGCTTTATCGTAAGCTGTCTTAACACCACCAGCAGTAGCATACTTAGAAGTAGAAGGGTCAGACACAGAAGATGTTGCTTCCCAATCATTCACTTTACCAAGACTTACATCAGCTTTTGTTGGTTTGTTGTGTGGGGAATAAACTCGTTGACCATCTTCATAAAGTTTACCAGCAAAGTTATGAACCCCAGTGCTAACACGAGACAGTGAATCCTTAATCTCTTTGTTAGCAATAATGCCTGCTCCTTCTTGTGTACCATCACCTGTGTATCGAACGATAGTGAAAGAGTCACTTGTAAGACCCTCAGCTCTACCAATAAAGGTGAATTCATCATCTTGGGCGTTGTTAGAAGATGTAGCATCCCAACCAACCCACTTAATACCGTTGTACATGAAAGTACACAAAGAGCCATTTCTAGAGTTGTAAGAAGTGCTCCAAGCAGAATCAGCACCACCATAAGCAGAGTTGATAAGGATGTTAGCTGATAAGGAGGAGCGACCTGCACTAGAGCCACCACGAACACCAGTAAGTTTACCGTCAATAAATCTACGAGAATCTGTTGTTGCGGTGGAGTATGGGACTAAAAGAACAACAACTCTACAGTAATGGTGGGCACCGTAAAATCTTTTAGTTATGAATTTACCAGATACGTTTCCAATTGCACCCACATCATCAGCAGACGGTTTGTTGGAAGGGGAGTAAACCCCTTCACTATTTTGTTTTAGTAAATCACGAAAATTTGCCATTAGATTAATTTCCTAAATTTGAATGTGTAAGTGCCTGAAGGTAAATCAGTAGAAGCACTTAAATCTAAACGAAGATTGCCAGCACTTTGGCTCCTCGTCCGTAGGAATAAATCCGTAGTAGAGCCAAAACCAGCACCATGTAAAAGAATTTCATCTGTTCTAACAGAGGTTGTTGAACCACTAAACCAAGTTAAAACACCTGTGTAAACAACGTTAGAAATACCAGACACATTTGAAGAAATAGACACCATGTAAGAACCACTTTCCAAAGCACCTCCTGCAATACCGGTATCCAACCAATTATTACTCAAATCCAAAGTCTTAGTAATAGTGATTAGACCACTTAGGTCAGAAGCTTTAGGCGGATTGGCTGTAGTGTAAACCTCTTCCCATGAACCCCATTCTTGAGCTCCTGAGTTGGAACGAGAAGTTCTATACCAGAATTTACCTGTGGATTGATTAGGGTTAGCATGAGAAGCATCAAAGGCCATTTGGTAGCCATTGTTATCAGCACTCCTTGATTCAACAACACCATACTGAAGACCTTTAGGTTTATTAACCCAGTAGTCAGCACCACCATAGTTTTTAACATAGCCATTGGTGATTGTATTAAGGTCTAGGGTTTTGGTTGATGTTGGAACCCAACGAGGAGCAAGCATCATCGCTCCAATGTCTACAGGGTCTGGCTTATACTGCTTACTGTAAATAGCGTTCCCATTAACAGAGGGTTGAGCTCCAGCCGCCATGTAAATATCACACTGAGCTAGAGGGTTAGCAGAGTAGCCAGTCAACTTCATCTTTTGAGATTTAGTAGTGTCTGCAAGACCAGCTTGTAAATAACCAATACCACTGGAACAGGTAAATCTAACAGCACCAGCAGCTCCCATATCCACTACACTTGTGTTTCCTACACGAAAACCACCTTCTAGGTTAAGAGACCCTCCTCGATAAGCATCAGACCAGACTTCTTTCCATCGACTATCAGGACGGCCTAAATCCACTTTCTTGTTATCAGTAATGTAAGGCTTGATTACAGTGACACCATTACCAACAATTACGTTCTTAGCTGGGGCAATCCAAGAAGAGTCTTGTGTTTTCCAGAAGGTTTCTCCACCAACATCAGACCAATTAGGTTTGAAGCCTTCGTTATAAATCTTCTTACCATTAAGTTCGAAACACTGGAAATCGCCAGAGTTGTTTGTTGCAAAACTAAACTTACCATTAGCCTTGTTATTTACACGTCTCCAGACACCACTATCATTGGATGTGAAGCCATCATAACCCCAACGAGTAGTCCCTGTTTTATCAAAGATTGCGTAATAAACAGTCTCTTGGCCTGTTCTACTTGAAGCATTAAGCTTTAGTATCTGGTCAGATGTATCAGAACCTAGTGTCAAAGCTCCAGTCATCGTATCGCCAGAAGCATTAACATAACGAGTGTCAGATTCTGTTTTCGAGTAAACGTTCAAGTCAGAAGGGGTAGGTTTGTCTGCTGAGTGGTATACTTTAAAGAAAGTAGACCCATCTTTACTAAACTGTAATTGGTTTTTACCTACACGCAAAACACCAGTCCAATCGTTGTTGGTTTTAGCTCCCAAAAGAGCAAGGCCTGTAGAGGTGCGCATAACAGCTTTGTCTACACCAGCGTTAGCAACAAACTCACGACCAGTACCATCAGCGTTGTTGATAATAATAGAACCAGAAGCTGAGTTAATATTCCCGTTTACATCAACAGCTCCACCTTTGTAGTTGTTAACATAAGCATTAGCAAACCACCAAGTAGAAGAACCTAAAGATGATTTAGAAGAAGAACCAGTCCCAGCGGAATAAGGTAAGAAACCTACAGAATCACTACCACTCTTCAACCAGCGAGCCCTAGCTACTTGAAGGTACGTCCCAGATTCTTGCAGGTAGTCGTTTCCACCCACATCAGTCCATGTTGGTTTATTGTTAGTTGAGTAGATATAAGACCAATCATCAAACTCGCCACTGTATCTCGAACGGTAAGCTAGACGACCTCTATTCTTAGCAGAAGTCCCATAAGGCATAGCAAACTGGGTTACGTTTCCAGAGGTTCCATAAGTATACTGCTCTAAGTAATGATAGCCTGTTCCACACTTAGCTGAGTTTGGGGAGTTAGCCTCTTCAATCATTTTATAGTGAACACCAGAACCTGTCCCAGCGATTGTGTCAACATCAAGCTTGTCAGCACCACTAAGTGTTGCACCTGTTGCTCTAAACTTACCTTCTTTCGGTATACCTACTTGAGTCCAAGAAGGAACAGATAAAGTATCACGGTCTACAATTACCGCACCTTTCTCACCATTAACAGAGGTAACAGATTCAGTATTATCAATCTTGTAGAATCCTGATTTGATTGAGTAAATCAATGTATCACCAACACCATAGTCTACGCCTGAAACAGTGCCAGCTTTAATCACCTTCCAGAATGTAGCGTGAGTTGGTGTTGCAGGGTATTTACCACTAGATAAATCAATTGAGCCACCATCCAGTAAGCCACCAGCTAGTGTAGCGGCATATTCAGCGCATTTAGTCTCTGATGACTTAGCATTGGTTTCTGAAGCTTTAGCATTAGTTTCTGATGTTTTAGCCTTAGCTGCACTAGAAGAAGCCTCCGTTGCTTTTGTGCCAGATAAAGTAGCTGAGTTAGCGGCATTAGTTTCTGATGTTTTAGCTGCATTCTTAGAAGCTAAAGCATTTGTTTCTGAAGTTTTAGAGGCTGCCTGTGAAGCCTTAGCTGCATTAGCTGAATTCAAAGCATTTGTTTCAGAGGTTTTAGAGGCTGATTGAGAAGCTAAGGCTGCGTCCTTGGAAGCTGTAGCAGATGCTTCTGATGCCTTGGCATTGTTCTCTGAGGCTAGTGCTTCAAGTGCTGACATAGAAGCCTCAGAAGCTTTTGTAATAGCGATTGAAGCTTTAGAGGTAGCAATAGAAGCCTTATCTGAAGCTGTGGATGCTGAAGCGGCTGAAGCTGTTTCTGAAGTTTTTGAGTTTATTTCAGAAGCTTTAGAATTACGCTCAGATGTAAGAGCCTTGGAAGCTGATGTGGAAGCCTCGGTTGCTTTAGTTGTAGCTACAGAAGCTTTAGAAGTTGCAATAGATGCTTGGTTGGTAGAATTAGTTTCTGAAGTCTTAGCTGCATTTTTGGAGGCTAAAGCACTATTCTCTGATGTTTTAGAGTTACGTTCAGAGGTCAGAGCCTTGGAAGCAGAAGTAGAGGCTTCAGTTGCTTTAGTGGTTGCCAATGCAGCAGACTCACCAGCAGAGTTTTCAGATGCCTTAGCTCGTGTCTCTGAAGTTTTAGAGTTAGTTTCTGAGGTCTTTGCTTTAGTCTCGGAAGTCTTAGCATTTGTCTCTGATGTTTTAGAGTTACGTTCAGAAGTTAGTGCTTTAGAAGCTGATGAAGCTGCATTTGCTTTGTCTTGATGAATGCAAGTGTGAGCACTTTCAATCTCTTTGCTCATTTCAAGAACTTCGCCATGAAGCTTAGTAATTAAAGCATCTGCGATGTTAACACCAGCTAATACATTGACAGCATGGGTAGAGTTAATAACATCTAACTTTGAATTTGCATCAATGCTTAAACCATCTGATAATGGCATTTCTTTCTGAACGATAACCTTCAGAGTGCTGGCGTCTAACGGTAGTTCTTGGTGTACCGTTACTTTTAAAGAAAGTGGCTCCCCGTATGTAGCTACAGGTTCAACTACTTCCTTAGTTGGTTTGTTCATTTTTAACATAGAGTATTAACCCCTTGTGATATCACGAGTTACTTTGAAAGAGCCACGCATGAAGGTGAAAACGTTGTTGTTAACTTCAACTTGAATGTCATAGATAGCCGAGTCCGACTCAGAAGCTCCAACAGGAAGTAAGTTCTCTGAATCACTTTTTGTTAGTTGCCAAGCGAACATACCTTTGGTTACATCTGTCTTTACGATTGGAAGGGTGAACCAAACTTCAGAGCTTTCAGAGTTACGACGAGCCTGCCCAGTGATTGTGTGGTGAGTAATGTTCACTGGCGTTTCCTCACCCGTCTCTTGATTAACCGAGATAAGTTGATAGTTGAATTTAGGAGTGTCCCCACGATAGATTTCAATATCGTAAGAAGCGCGTTGAATAGACATGAGCAGTCCTCCTTTGAAAAAGGATTAGGAGGGAAGGGGTATTTCTACCCCTTGTTTTTGAAGGGATTAAGCTAAGTCACCACCATCTGCGAATAGCATCGGGAACCAGTAGTAGTCCAAGTTTGAGGTGTCATTAGCATTTACAGGCATAGTGCCCTTAAGGGTTACAGAGTTGTTGTTACCAGCACTTCTTTTCTCTGCGTAGAAAGTTACAGCACCTTTCCAGTTAGCAGGGATGTTAACAGCCATTTGAATGTTTCTAACAACACTAGCTGCTGTTGTCTCTGGGTCTGTAATAACCTCTGAGTAGACAGTTGTTAAACCTTCGCCAGAAGCCCTAGCTCTAGCAGTGGCAGCTCTTGTTGCGTCACCGCCTGTGCTGGATAGGATGAAGTTGCAAACCAAAGTTCTTGGAAACTTGCGAGCATTAACAATGGATACAGTGCCATAGGCTAATGACTTCCACCCTGAGCCCTGAGACCCTCGCATAAAGGCAGAGGTGTTCATCTTCTTGGCACCACAAACAATATCACCAACAATCTGAGTGGCTTCAATAGCGCCTTTGACAGTGCAATTCTCATTAATAGTTACATTGTTGAATGCGCCACCTGTAGCATTGATAATGCCACGAGCTTTGATGTTGTTAAACTCAGCGTAACCATCAGACATAATACCCCAACCAGAAGAAGCATTAGGCTTCCAACTAGCGGATGAAGATATCTGTGTTTTTGATTGTGAAGAGTAAAGTTTTCCATTAATGCTGTTCACACCATTGTTGGCTGTGTTAGCTGTAGTGTTAGCAGTATTGGCTGTGCCTTGTGCGGCGTTAGCAGCAGTCTGAGCTTTATCAGCAGCAGTCTTAGCAGCAGCGGCGTCCTTCTTAGCGTTAGCCTCAGCAACACTAGCTAATCTTTTAGCTTCAGCAATAGCAGCAGCTTCAGCTTCAGTTACAATACCATCAGCATGAGCATTAGCAGCAACCTTAGCAGCATTAGCTTGAGCCAAAGCATAAGCCTCTGCTGAGGTTTTAGCTTGGTTAGCTTTGTTTGTAGCATCAGTTTTGGCAGCAGCTAGAGCAGCATCAGCCTTTTTCTGAGCCTCTGTAGCAGCGGTGGAAATAGCTTGGCTCTTAGCTGTATTAGCTTTAGCCTGTGCCCCAGCAGGGGTTTCAGCACCAAGAGAGGAAACAGTGATATTAGAGTTTTTAATCTCAGCAGGGATGTTGTTATCTACAAAGATTAACTGATTAGCCCGAATAACCCCTTGAATGTCTGCATTGGTAGAGAACATCTTACCTGTTTTATCAACCCTAAAAGGAGCAGCACCCATGTTAGAGTTACCAGCAGCTATTCGCCATGTAGTATCCGTACCAGATAACTTAGCGCATTGTGTTCCAGAGCCTACCGTAAGTGTAGATGTAGCATTAATACGGTTAGCATCCATTACACCAGAGGTAATCTTTTCAGCACTCATCTCGCCAACTAAAGCATCTCGGATAACAGTTTTACCTGTAACTGAATCAACTTGGAATACAGCTTGGTCTCCAGCTTTAGAAGAGATTCTGAACTTATCAGCGACTACATCAAAGGTAGAAGTTTCACCATTATTACCCATGATTAAACCAGAAACCTTACCATTTACATCATGCTTGATTTGAGTAAGGGCTTCCACTTTACCATCAGTAGTGGCAGTAACTTGGTTAAGTGTTGTAATTGCTGCTTTGTTTTTTCCAATCTCTGCATTTAACTTGGATTCAGAAGCTGCAACGGCAGTGGAAATCTTGCCGTCTGACTGTGTCTTAGTGTAGTAATTGTTAGCTAGGTTAGCTTGCACACTATCAACACTTCCTTGAACACCTGAAATAGAAGAGTTCAGCTTAGTTTCCAAAGCAGAAGTAGCAGAAGAAATCTTCCCATCTGTCTGGGTTTTGGTGTAGAAGTTCTGTGATAGATTTGAAGTAACAGAGTCAACTTTACCATCAACACCTTCAATCTCGGAAGAGAGCTTAGTCTCTAGAGCCGAAACAGCAGAGGTAATCTCCGAATTAGTTTGAGTCTTAGTGTAGAAGTTTTGGGATAGGTTGGAGTTAACTGAATCTACCTTACCATCTACTCCGTTGATAGTTGAGTTCAACTTGGTTTCTAATGCTGAAACTGCTGTAGAAATCTTTCCATCAGTAGAGGTTTTAGTGTAGTAGTTCTGAGCCAGGTTCGAGGTAACAGTATCTACTTTTCCATCTACACCGCTAATACTTGAGTTCAACTCAGTCTTTAGGGCGTTGATAGCTGTAGTAACCTTTCCGTCTGTCTGGGTTTTGGTGTAATAATTCTGAGAGATATTCGATTTAACACCATCAATCTCAGAAGATAGTTTAGTGTCTAGTGCTGTAACTGCTTTATTAGTTTCAACAATAGCAGCTTGGTTTTGTGAAATAGAAGCATTGGCTGTATCAATCTTAGCTGATAGTTTCGTATCTAAAGCTGTGATTGCTTTGTTAGCATTTGCTACTGCTGTTTTGTTTGATTCTATGTTTGCCTTAACACCTTTAAATTCTGCTGATACAGATTCCTTGTGTTGAGTCAAAGCCGAGTTAACATTAGAGATAGAAGTAGAGTTAGATTGGATAGAAGATTTAACCCCCTCAAACTCCGTAGATACTTCAGTTTCAAAAGAAGCTAGATTACCAGACACACCAGTAATTAAGTTTTTGTTTGAAGTAATTTGAGCTTGCTGAGAACCCAGCGTTGTCTTCACTGATGTAATCTCTTTGGCGTTATTGACAATATCTTGAGCTGCACCTTGCAATTTAGAATCTAAACCAGAAATCTCTTGGTTAACTGAAGCTAAACCAGTATCAATCGTATTACCTAAGTTTGAAATCTCTTTGTTTACATTATTGAAGCCCGTATTAACCTCAGTCTCTAGATTACCTAAACTGTCATTGACGTCTCCCCAGTTGTTTGAATTATCTAGGTGGTCATCAATTGTTGTTTGAGTGAAAGAGGTGGTAGGTGAGTAAGAGATTCCGTCTGAACCAAACACATCAAAGTGACCAATTTTAAGGTAGCGAATACCTGTGTATTCTTGGACTACTTCATAAGAGTTTGATGTTGAGGTTGAAACTAAAGAGCTAGGGGAAGGGATAAAATCAGGGTCTGCTGAAATGTGGATTTGTGTTCCAGCGTAATCCTCTAAAAGCGGGTTATCCCAAGTTGCTGTTACAGTTCCCAGAATTGCCTTAACTTTTAACCCAGAAGGTTGAGAGCATTGAAGGTTATTCAAGTTTAGACGGGCTGGTTGGTAAGAGCGATTTCCATCTTTATCAACAACATAGACTTCAATTTTAAGGGCTCTAGAAGCACCTGTAGCGACGTTCTTGGAGTAAGGGTATACGAATGTATTATCTGTAGTGAAGAACGTGTCAGAACGCTCTGTAGGCTTAATAATGACCACTTCGTAATGAGAGAAGATGTCTTGGATTGTATCAAAACCAACTTGAACTTTCTTCATGTCATTCCATTCTAGGAAGGCATCTTTGTTGGTAAAGTTTCCACTTAAGCCAGTAACTACGGGAAGTTTTTCACTCCCTTGAACATTCTGCTTTAGAAGGGTTGTCCAATCAGAGGTTAAACCCATTACGTCAACTACACGAACTCTGAAGTCATTTAAGCCTTCTTGTAGATTTTCAAAGATGTAATCTTCATTTGAAACTGTAATTGATTTGCCCCAACCAGAGGCTGCTGAAGGCTTGTAAGAGATTTGGTATTTTCGTTCACCAAAGTGGCGATTTACCCATGTTAATGTGCCTTTCTTTGTTCCTGTTTGAATGAACTCTAAACTTACTGGGGCTAAGATGTTTACTGAAGGGGGTTTAATTGGAGGGGATGTGATACCATCCTCATAGCTAGAGTCATCATAAACAACATCACTGTATTCTTTAGCTGTAACCTTGGTGGTTGTTGTGTTTTGGTCTAGAGTGGACTCTGTTTTAATTACTCGGAACTTGGCTTTATTTAAACCAAAATCCGGCTGTGTGATTTCAAACACATCAAAGATTTTTAAGGTCTTTAGAGTATTGTCCATCTTGAACTCAATAGTTCTTTGCGCCTTAACTTTCTTTAGTGCTTTATTGACTAACTTCTTAACTAAAAGGAAATCGCCAGAATCATTAGTGTAGTTAAGTTTAAGGTCTTTAGTTTTTTTCATAACCATCAGCAAGAACTGTAGGGTCTGATGTAATGTCTTTTGGAATAACGTATTTATCTTTTGAGAATACAGCATCTTCATTCACGAACTCTGCTGAAACTACGTTGTAGTAATCTGAATCAGAAGCATTAGATAGTTTAAAGTCTGAAACCAAATCATCCATTGTAATAGATGCTACCACTGGTGACTTCTTGTCGGCTTTAGCCCTAATGAAACCATCCTCTAGGTAAAGTGCACCATCAAAAGAAGAGCACATGTTCACCAAGATTTGACCGTAATCAGAACCTTGGTCAATGTAACCATCAAAGGTCAAACCTTCAGCGTCACAGTAGTTAGCTAAATCTACAAAAGACTTTACATCCACGGCGTCTGCTGGAATACCTAAGCCGTAGTAAGAATCCAAAAGGTAAGTTAAAATTACACATGCTGGGTTACGGTAAGAGATAGATTTTCCATTCTCCCAGGTTCTTTTAGTCCAATCTGAAACACCTGAGAGGGTTGTGTCAAATCGTGGGTCAATAACCGCATTGCCATGAACCAAAGCCTCTACTTTAAAGCGGTCTGAAACCAATCGAACATTGTTATCACCCTTGTCGTTGATTTTACGGTATACACCTACAGACATTGTTGCTGTTCGGTCGCCTCGGCAATCTGGTGTCCATTGTTCGTCGGAGTAATCCACTAGGTAGGGGAAAGCATTTTGCTCTTTTTCTTCACCTAATCGGAGGCCGAAAGAAAGGTTAGGGAATTGACGAGAAGAGCCCTCAAAGTTGCCAGCATACCAGTGATTAGGGTTGATTGGTTGATGGTCAGCAAAAACCTTTACGCCATCAATATAGATTTGCTCATAACTTTTAATTTTACCTACACCAAAAGAGTGAGCTTGGATTAGTCGTTCTGTTTCTTTGTTGTGAACATTGTTAAACACCCTGACTGAAGGGACTAAGCACCTACCGAAAGGTACTACTTTAGGGTTGTCATTACCCTTGCGGTCAATCGTATAACCTGAATCCTTAGCATCTTCTGGACGCATTGATAGCGTCATTGCCAAAGATACTACGGACGCAGCCATAGAGACCACAGCCATTACTACTGCTGCTTCTGCCATTGATACACCTCAAATTCTTGTAATTCTTGTAAGTTAAGTGAGCACCATTCATAAGTTTTAGTTAGTGAGCTCACACCGAAGACCATTCCATCGAAATAAACGAAGCAATGGATTCCTTGAAGGAGAAAGCAACCATCAGTGATTAAGTTTTGATTAATCTTTTTGTAACCTTTGGATTCAAGGTATTGATTCATTGTTTTACAGTTGGTTGCTTTGCGTAGAGATTTCATTCCACTTAACACTGAGTTAAAGGGTTGAATTGTAGAGATATCAAAACCAGTAAGTTCTAATACCATTAGGTTGCAGTCATAAAAACCGCAGATGTAGGGCTTACCCTTATACTCGGAAATGATGTTAAGCATTTAGTCTCCTTAACGCTTTCTCCACATTACATCTTCTTCAAGGTCTTGGTTTGCATATTGGAAGAATTTGTCACCATTGTGGTGAGCTTGGTGGGTAGCGTTATTACAGCGCATTAAGGAAGGGGTTTTATCTAAGTCAAAGATTGATTTGCAGGATACTTTTAAAGCTAAGTAACCTCTGTTGTAATCGACCATTGATTCAGGGGTTGAGGTTAGACCTCTGTAGTAAATCTTTGCTTCTGATACTTCGTTAGTCTCTTCTGGGACAAAAGCCTTCTTGATTACAATAGATTTACGTCGGAATAAGTTGTTGTTGATTGATTCTTGAAAGTCAATAGAGATACCAGAGAGAGTAATACTGAGCTCTTTGCTTGATAGAGTGTTCTCTGTAGTAATCTTATCAATCGCTAGGAGGGCTCCAAAAGCTTTGTATTCATAACCTTCATACACCACAGCAAAAGGAGCGTCTGTCATTCTCATAACAGAACCTGTTACATCTGTTAAGTCTAGCTCCAATAAGGAGCAATAAATGCCGTTCATTAAAGCACCTCTTTAGCTGATAGTGTGATTTCAGAAACCTTGTCATAGGTGTTCTCATAGAAATCTGAAGTTAGTCGTAGTTTAGGTTCAACAGAAGTGATTAGGTTTGTGTTTACTTCGTGTGTAACTCGGATTGCTGGAAAGATTTCAACAGAGCCACCAGAGGTAACATCATCCAGTATTGTATAAACCTTGGAGTCATTTGGTAGTTGGAACATTGTTCCTGCTTCAACAAAGCCAACAGAGGCAATCTGAATGTGAGTATCACCAACATTAGCTAGCGAAGTTAGTCGGATTCGGCTATTGCTGAATAAAGGGTTAAAGTGATTAGCACCATCAGTTTTATCTAACAGTGAAAGCTTAAAGGGGTTTAGTCTGCCTTTAAGTTTAAGCATTAATGCGTTAAAACGTTTAACATCTCGGTCATTAATCAGGGTAATCTTGAAGCTAAACTCTAGTGAGTGTAGACCTCTTGATTTAGCATTACCTTTACCAGTTAATGATTCGGTATAGAAGTTAGGTGTGAGTGTTTTAACTTTTACATCAGAAATAATGTAATCAGAATCTGAGATTTTAATATCCGTCATTCGTAGACCTTATTATTGTTGTAAAAGAGGTGCACTACACACCTCTTTGGTTGTTAACGTAGGGAAGGGTTTTCTCGTTGAGCTGCTTTCATTGATTGAGTTAGGCTTTCACGATGTTGGAAGAGCATTGCTTGGAACTTTTCATCTGAGATAGTAGTGTCACCTTGGATGATTAAGTCTGATTTGATAGTTGAAGAGTTAGAGTTCTTACGGTTGTTTTGGAGGTAGGCTGTTAGGTCTTTGTTGGCGGATTCCTGAACAACTCGCTCACCTTGCTTAAGGATGTAAGAGCCAGTTTGGTCTACTTCATCTGTACCAGAGTGGAACTGACCAATAGCTGTAGCTGTCATAGCTGCGATAGAAACACCGTCCTTTACACGGGACAGCATTGCTGCTGTTTCGCCTGCTGCCACTGCGCCAGCCCCAGGGCTTGCTGCCATAGCTGCTGCTTTAGCTTTTAGTGCGTTTGATTCTATCATCAGCATAGCTTCTGCAATAGCGAAACCTTTCTGAGCTGCGAAAGCTAGCTTTTGAGCCTGAGAACCTTCCTCTGCCATGCCAGCAATGGTGTCTGCCATTTCGCTCATCATTCCAATCTTTTGCGACTCCAGTTCAACTTCAGCTTGAGCTTCTTGAGAATCTAACTCTGCCTTTCGAGCTAAGAAGCCTTCGTGAGAGATTAAATCACTTTCATAATCTGAAGTTATTTTCTCAAGCTCTACTGCTCGTCTGATGGCGTCAGCTTCGAATTGAGTTGCCGTGTACTCAGCATCAATAAGCAAAAGGTTTTGTTTGTGGTTTCGGGTGAGTTCTTCCAGTTTCAAGTTGTACTCACTTTCAATGAAACCCACTTCCTTTTTGGTCTTCTGTAGCTCTTGGATTGCCATGGCGTGGTCAAGCTGGGCTTGAACTCGTTTGCTTGTTGATAAGCTTTCTTGAACTTTTAGTATTTTAATGCTTTCATCCAAGGCTGTTTTAATGGAGTCATCTCCATGTTTAACATCTAAGAAAGCCTTTCTCTCGTTGTACTCCGCTTGTGTTATCTCTTTACTGTCGAGAGATAGCTTGAGGTTTAGGGCGTCAAGGTCGTGCTGAGCCTTTAGTTTCTTATTTGCATCTGTTGTAAATGCAGCGGATGAGGTGATTCTTTTTACATCTAAGTTGTAAGCTTCTCTTAGCTTTTGTTTGCTGTGGTTAATCAAGGCTTCAGCAGCTTTCTTATTGGATTGGGCAACTTTTGCATTGTAAACGTCTTGGTTTATCTTCTTTTGCTTGAGTTGTGTTTCGTGGTCGTGTAATTCAGCAGCTTGTATTGCCTTAATTTTATCAGCTCCTTCTTTTGCTAACTCAACCTTGATATCCAATAAATCTTTTCCTGCCTTCCTTTCTAAGGCAATCTTTTCATTGTTATTTTGTTCTATCTTTTTGTTGATATCTTCAATTGTAGCCTTGTAGTTATCAGATGCCTGTTTGTATAAAGCTATTTGTTCTTTTATTGCATCTCTTTCGGTAGGGGTTAGGGTGGAGTTTGGCTGGTTAAGGGTTTTTCTTAACTCCGCTGCTTGTTCGTTGGCTTTTTTAGCAGACTCTTCTATGGATTTTAGGTTGTCACTTAGAGTTTTATTTTCTAAATCTAGTTCTTTTATCTTGCCTGTATCGGAGTTATCTTTTATTGGGGTGTGGTTTGATTTTGAGAGTTCACCCCTAGCTTTCATAAGGTCTCTTTCTTTTTCTAGGAGCTTTAACTCTTCTTTGTAAACTTCCTTATAGCTGTCTAGGTATTCCAGTCGAGAGGTTATGGCTCCGCGAGGTACTGGAGCGAGTGTGTTTGTGCCTAACGCCTTTGTTGTAACCTTCATTACCTCTAGTTGCTTAGGTGTTTCTTTTAGAAGGGATAGGTAATACTCTAAAGCTTCTATGTTTGTAAAAGTGCCACCTCTAGAGTTGCCATTCAGTAAGTCCTCAATGATATTTTCTTTTTGAGCATTAACTGTGGCCTCATCTAACTTCTTGTGAGCGTAATTCATGATTTTGTCATACATGCTAATTACATCTCGAAACTCTTCAGTTAGGAGTGTCTTTAGGTTAGCTGTTGCGGTTTGTGTAGAGGCATCCATTGATTGTATCTTTTCAATAGTTGCGTCTAGCATTTGAGTTTGATTTCGTGCGTACAGGGTTACAGCTCGGTCGTACTCCTTTGCTCCATTTAAAAGCATTGGTAGTATCTTTGATGCATCCTTACCAAAGGACTCCATAACTGAAACCATCTTTTCGTAAGAGGTTCCTGTTACTTCCATTTCATGAACCATCTTCTTAAGTACATCAATGCTCTGGAGGTTTCGGAGAGAGTCTACAGTTATATCTGAGCCTTTTTGTACCGATTCAAAGAACTCCTTAAAAGCACCTGTACCAGATGATAGGTAATTACCCATCTGTTTGTGTACATTCTTGGAGATAGCTGCATACTTCTCCATAGAGATGCCTACAGAGCCTACAGCGGCAGTTACATCACCTAGCTGTGATGCGTTCATCTTCATTTGCTCTGCTGCTACTGCAATGTCTTTAGATGTTTTTGCTGATTGCAATCCTACATTTGCTAGAGATTTAACCATTCCTACGCAGGCTCCGACAACGGCTGTAGCTGCCAATACGTACCCGCCATATTTGATACTGCCTATTGCGCTGTTAATTTTATTAAATGCGCCACTTACAGTTGTTAGTTCTGAGACCACTTCTTTGGAGAAGGTGTCAATCCTTTTTTCCATTCGGATGATGTTGCGGTCTGTTTCTGTTTTCGCCTCTTTTAATCTTTTTACATATTGAGAGGTGTTGGCAGAAAGAGAGATATTTACATTAGACATTCTAATTGCCCCTTGTTTTTAGGTAAATAAAAAGGCAGCTATAAAAGCTACCTCTTGTGTTTGTTGTATAAATCTTTGAGCTTGTGAATTAGGTAGGAGTCTTTTTCTTCTCTAGATTCTTCCTCTTGTATTTGCTCTTGGATTTTAGTCAGAGTGTCTGCCAACATCTCAGGGGTGCTGCTTAACTCAATGAACTGCTTTGCTTTCTTAACTAAGCTGTGTTCCAGCCATTCGGGCTCCTCTTTTAAATAAGGAAGCAGGTCAGAATACATCTTCATATCTTTTCTTTTGGTAATGTTTTGATTGAAGGTGAACTGTAGTAAGAGGCCGTCACGATAAGCTTGTGCGTCATCAGTGAAAGGGGATAGATAATTAAGAGCTCTGTATTCATTGATTATGTTGATATCCCAGTTTTCCAATTCAAAAATAGGAACACCAAGCTTTAAAGATAATTGAAGTAGAAACTTCCTGTCTGGGTTTATAGAGAGTTGGCGAGTTGCTTTACTAGGTTATTGCTACCAATGAGAGAGATGGATGTGATTTCTGATGCAATCTCTGTGATTGTTGCGTATTCCATTGATTCGCCAAGGGTTTGAATTTCACTCTCTGAAAACATTCGAGTTCCATCGTCATTTAGCAAACCAAACGATGTAATGATTAGTGCCTCTTGAACTACGTCCTCACACTTAGATAGCTCCACAAAGGCATTGTAAGACAGAGGTCGAATATTCACTGTTTCGTTTAATGTTTTAATGTGTACTTTTCGGGCTTTTACGCCTTTTGAGAGAAAGGTCTCTTTATTCATATGTGCTCCTAAGTGAAATAAAGGGAGCGTGGTAACTCCCTTTTTGTTTATTATTTAGCTTCTCGTGTAGCTGCACCGTAAGTGATAGCACCATCTACAGCGATAGACCAAGTGCATTGGCGGTGTGAATCTAGTTCACCACTTTCACTGTAAGAGTTAACGTAACCTTTGAATGTACGAGTTTCTTTTGCAGCTTTAGTAGCGTCTTTGTAGTAAGTGACTGTAAAGCTTGTTAGGGCTTCTGAGCGACGAGCTGCCATTAGAGCAACATAGCCAGCATCACTAGGAACAAACGATTGAGTTAGCTCAACAGCAGCAACTGAACCTGAAGCTGGTAGTTTGCGTGCCATTTTGTTGTTGTATTGTTTTACTTCAACCACTGAAGTTTCTTCACTAAGACCACTGAATGATTCCAAGTGACCAATTAGCGCGTCACCAACTTTGATTTCCATGTAGTTAGCTAGAGAAATGTCTGTTAAACCTGCCATATGTTATGACTCCTTAAATTTTATAGTTATTGTGTATGTGCGTTCGAATATCTTCTGTTCTTTGTTAAGGGAGTCAGTAAAGTTCTGAATACGAGCTTTTAGGATTGGAAGGGTATCGAAGGCTGTTGCGGTTTCAATGTAAGAGCGTAAGTCCTTATCATTGTAAATGTCTGAAACGCTTGTAGTGGATACGGTTAGTTTAATGGTGCGATTAATTGTGTTGTTTTCGTTGTATCGCATCTGAGCTATACCATATCCAGCGTTCTCTATGCAGAAAGCGGGAGAGGGTGCATCTTCTGGAATGTAGAAGGAATACACTGGGACTGTAGGGAAGGCTTTCTGTAGGAATTTAATGAAGCTACTTTCCAGCATTGGCTTTCTCCATTTTCTTTACTTGTTGTGCAATTGATTTGGTTAACTCATCCTTAAAGCGGCTTACTATTTGAGATTCTTGTTCTGCAAATGTCTCGGCTACAAAGTTCTTGCCCTTGAACTCCCCAATATCACGTTGAACATCGTCAGTAGGATTACCCCAAGCATGGAAGACTTTCCCATCCTTGGTTGTAGCTACTCTTCGTTGTCGTCCGTTTTCTAAGATTGAAGCTAGTTTGTAGACATGGTTATCAAAAGTTACATTGGCAAACATCTCTGCTTTCATTGGGTCTTTGGCGTAACCGTCTGAGTTAGTTTTGATGGTTTTTGTTGTATTAACCACCATCTTAATCTTGACGCCTTCACGCAAATCTCCTGATGTATAGCCTTTCTTTTTGGAAGAGCCTTGATAGTGTTCGTAAGAGTCTTTGTCTGAAGTTCCTGCTGGAATCTTGTCCTTCAGTGCTTCTTGTACTGGTTTCATTGCTTTCCTACCAGCACTTCTTAGAGCTCTTGCTCTGAACTTTGGGTCAACCAGAGAATCCAACATTGCGTCTAGCTCTTTTAATCCAGATGCATGATTAAGTTTCTTGCTTACAGCCATTACTTGTTCCTCGCTGTTGCTTGGAATTTGATGTATTTATTTAATCGCCAAGAGTTGTTAGGTGGTGTTGTAATGTCGTAAGGAACTTTATCAATTAGGACGTAACAAGATGATGTGATAGCTTTAGAGTTTCGGATGAATCGAATGGTAACCTCTACAGTTGAGTTAACGCTTTTAGTGGTGTTGCCAACAATAGTGTTACTTACTTCTTTGATAGCAGCAGGGCACTTAGTGATTAACTTCTTGCCTTCAGTTGGTATTCCATACTCATCTACACCTTGTATTGTTTCCCAGATTTCAATTGGGTGTCGTATTAATCCAATTCTCATACTTACTCTCCTGTAGGTGGTAAGCGGAATAAATCAAACACATGCTTATGGTTCATTGGGATTTCTTGGACTGATACACCATTAGAAATATCTTCACGGTTTTCATACCAAGTAGCGATTAGTTTAAGCATTCCAATCTTTAAAGCGTTAGGTGTTGATTGTTCGCCGTAAGAAACTAGGTAATGAACCTCAAAATCTGTTAGTCCAGATAGGTCTTGGGTGAAAACTAAAGAGTCAGAGATAGAGTTTAGTCGGTAACTGGTAATCTTCACTCGTTCATTGCTTTTATTCCAAGCGTGAACACTAGCTACTTCAGTAGGAGTGAGAGGTAGGTAAACTTCTTTCTTGAAGTTTTTGAATGTAGCGTAGACTTCACCAGAACCTAGGATTCGGTTGGTGTAAGCCTCTGTAAACTCGATAGCAGCTTCACGGTAAAGTGAGATTAGTGGTTCTTCTTGGAAGTCGTAGACTCGTAGGTAATCCATAATCTCTTCAGTTGGTAAGATTGCTTCTGAGATAGAGTTTTTAGAAATGATTTTATAGTGCATTTGAACCTCACTAAATAAAAGGGAGAGCGTTAACCCTCCCTCTGATTACAAGAGGTTAAACCTCTATAAGATTATTATTTTGCTTTGCGAGCAGCAGCAGCTTTTAGACCAACTACAGCTTCAGCGTTACCAACGATAGTGCCGATGCGGTTAGAGATTGTGAGCTCTACGCAGAAGTCGATTTTGTAAGGGTTGCGAACAAAACCTAGTGAAGTTGGGATTTCAACTACTTTGAATGCTTCGTCTAGGCGACCTAGAACCACTGGGATTTCTTCAGAAGCGTTAGCGTCTACAACGATTGGGAAACCGAAGATACGACCAGCAACTGCTGAATCTAGAGAAGCTTGCATTAGTGGGCGACCCATACCATCTTTTAGGCCAGCAACACGTTGGAGCATTGAACGAGCCATAACGTAAGTAGCGCCGCTTAGGTAACCAGATTTTAGGTCGAACTGCATTGCTTGTAGAGCTGCGATTAGTTCTTCGTCTGTGTTGTGAGCGTGAGTTACTAGTTTGAATGTCTCATGGTTAGCAGTTTCACCAAAGTGCTTGTAGAAACCTTTAGGTTGGTTTTCGCCAGTACCTGTTAGCAATGCTTCAGAGATTAGGCGACCTAGTTGCTTACGAACGTCACCCATTAGGAAGCTTTCAGCATTGAAGAATGGGTCACTTAGAGCTTCTTGAGTAACTACAGGTTTAGCAATGGCTTTACCGTGAGTCATCTTGATAGTTGCGAATGTTGGAGTGCCTGTGTGGTCGCCATTTGCTAGAGCAACGTTCTCACCTTCCCAACGAGCACCAGAGCGACCAACTTGAACGCGTTTCTCGTGCTTAGTAGAGCCGGCAGTTTCGCGGCCAAACATTGCAGGGATGCGGTAGTCTTCTAGTAGAGAAGTAACGATTTGACGTGATACTTCAGTAACAACACCAGCACCAGCACTTGCTTCGTCAGTAACGTTGAATGATTTGATTTCACCATCAACAACTAGGTCAGTACCAAAGCCTTCACCAGTCTTAGCAACATCGTAGAATTTAGCTTTTAGGTCTACTTCTTCAGCTTTAGCTTCAGTAGCTACAGTGTTCATTGCTGCAAGAGCGTCTTTTAGTTCAGTGATTTCTACAGCTTGAGCTTCAAATGCAGATACAGCAGCGTCTAGTTTAGTTTCGATTGTCATTATTATAATACCTATATATGCCTCTGAGGTAGAGGTCTTGAAAGGAGGATTAAAGTGAACGAAGGAAGTTGTTCAGCTTTAGGTTTAAAACGAAGTCATTAAGTTTTTGTTCAACGACCTCTAGAGGGTTTGGTTCTGGTTCAGGTTGAACCTCTTCAATCTCTTCAGTTACTACTTCAGCATCATTGGTCTCTTGTTCTTCTGGAATTTCGACTTCATCTGATTTAACTGAGGTGATTAAAGATTCTTGATTACAAGCAAAGGTAACTACTGATACTTCGTGAATATCGATATCAATCAGGTAATTAACTTTAGTTTCTGGGTCAAATCGCTCTTCTTTTACAACATAACCAATAGATAGAGAATCAAGGGCTTTCATTTTTATTAGCTCATAAGTTTCTTTACCTAGTGTTGTTTCTAAAGCGAGTTGGCCTTTCACACGTAAGCCGTGTTCGTCTTCTTCCATTTCTAACCAAACACCAATTACTTTGTTGTGGTCATGCTGGAGAAGCATCTTAGGCATTCGTCCTGTTTCTTTGGCTTTTTGAATAGAGCGAGAGTAGGCGTTATCAACAGTGCAATCTCGTACACGGTCGACCGTCCATTTAGTGTTTGCGTATGCTTCAAATACGCCCACTTCTCCATCTGAATCAAATGATTTAACTTGTAAATCTAAGAATTGTTTTTGTTTTGTCATTATGAACTCCTAGTCTTGTTGTTCTGAATCTTGTGGAGGTGTTTGACTAGGTTGTTCTTGAACTTGGATTTGAGGGTTTAGAAATCCATCAATTCCGCTAAAGACTAAGTTGTTAGAGCCTACTACGTAGATTTCTTCTTTAGTGTCTGGTTGTAGTCCCATTCGCTTGCGTGATTCATTTCGGGAGATTAAGCCTCTAGTGAATAACTTCTCTGTTACATCGGCTTGTGTTCGAACGTCACCTTTAAGGTATTCAGATGTATCAAACTTTAAGGCGTAACCACGAGGGAGGATTAAACGGAAGCGGGCTTCAATCTTAGAGATGATTGATTGTAAGCAGGACTTGTAGAAGAAAGAGTTGATAGTCTCAATGTCCTTCATGTTAGGGTCTGTGATGCCAAGCAAGGCAACAGGAACACCAAACAAAGCAGCAATCTCACGAATAGCGGAGTTGCGAGACTCTAGGACTTGGGCATCTTTCAGTGAGTAAGCATTAGGAATGTATTTAGCATTGCCTTCTAGCAGGCCTAGTTTGTGAGCATTCTCAGAACCTGTGTAGTGTTCATTGATTTGACGACTTAGGCGAGTATAAGATTCATCTGATAGCTTACCTTCCACTTGAATGAAACCGCCTGCTCGTGAGCCTTTCTTGTAATATTCCTCAGCGTTTTGTGTAGCTGAAATGGATAAACCAATAGAGCTTTTAGCTAAGTTGATTTTGTCTAGTGCTTGGTAGGTGTTAAGGGATAAATCACGGATGTGTAGAATCTCTTCATCTTTCAAGGTAATAGATTTACCTTCATTAGTGATGCAGTGATAAAGCAGTGATTCACCATGCTCTTGAACTGAGACTTGTTGAGGGGAATTGAATGGAGTGATTCGGGTAATCTTACCGTTAGGTGAGTGTTGCACTCTAGCGTAGTATTCAGAGAACACAGCTAGTTGAACAATCATCTGCTCAATAAACTCTGGTGCTGTTTGGCGTGGGTTTGGTCGGGCGGTTAGAATAAAAGACATCATAGATTGAATATCTTCTGTCCACTCTTTACCAATGCCAGAGGTTTGTTGCTTGTAGAGTTTAAGAGGTAGGGTAGAGATTGTCTGTGCGATTACACGAACACAAGCTTTAACTGTAGGGTCTTGGAGTGCTGTGTCATAATTAACAGCAACACCTGAGCCTGAAATAAAGCTGTTGAAGAATGGGCTATGGAACACATTCTCAGGGGCGTGGTTTTTGATAAACATTGTTTACTCCTAAATGAAGCGGAATGGTTGCGTCTCATAAATGGAGCTGTCAGAGTCCTGTAGTATCGTTTGACTCAAACCTATGATTGTTGCAATGCAGGCATCAATCTTTTTGGTATGGTCGGCTTTATTACGGATAACCATAATGTCACCGTGAGTGCCTTCTTTTACTAAGGCGTTAACACAACACCATTCAAAGAGGTTTGAGTTGTATTTAAGTTTGTTTGACTTAACTAATGTTTGGAACTGGATAGCGGATTCAGATAGACCAAAGCCTTGCTTAACAGCTACAGCTTCAATTCCTTCATCTTCGTAAAGGTTATGAGCGAACATAGCACCACCAGCAGCATTATCTATTGATAAGCCTTGAACGTTGAAGTCTTCGTAGGCTTTGATGATGTCGTGTCTGATGTAATCAAGGTCTGTTACTTCTGAAGGTGTAAAGATTAGCTCACCATCTTTTTGTGCTTGGTAATATCTATCCTTTACTGCTGGCTTGGTGTTTCGAAGAGCTACTTCAGGTAAGTAGGATTTCTGGAATATAGTTACTCCACCATCTTCTGTAGGGAATAGATAAACCAAAGCTGAAAGGTCAGATACACCAGCTAGGTCTAAACCTAAGTAGCATTCTTTGCCTTTGAAATCTTCGATAGATAAGGTGCTGTCTCTGCAAGGGAAGAGGTCAGCAACATCGATGAAGTTATCTTCATCAAAATCACACCAAACGTTAAGGTGTTTAGTTAAGAAGTTAGCTCTTGCTGATGCGTTACGTGTAGCCTCTTGGTGTGCTGAGCGTAAACCCTCGATAGAAACTGCCGTTCCGAATGAAGGGTTGGCTTTAACCCAAACGTCTTCATTTTCCCAATTGTCATAATCTTCTTGGTCAACTGAATAAACTACAGATAAGGTTCTGTCGTTCTCTACAATGCCTTTTGAAATCTCTACTGCGTAATCGAACATCTCTCGACCAAAGCCTTGAGTATCAGTGCCAGCAGTTGAAATCATTAAGAGTTGAGGGTTCTTGGAGGATTGCATGCCAGTCTTTAAAACATCTACAACTGAAGAGTTGGGGTGCGCATGGATTTCGTCACAGAGCTGCAAACCTGAGCCGCGAATGCCGTCTAGTGTAGAGGCTTCAGATGAGGCGATTATAATCTTACCGTTGTTGGGGCACCTGATTTCATTGCGGAGAACCTCAAACCTCTTGCGAATTGAAGGCGAGGCTGTGCGTATCATTGTTCCGATATCATCGAAGGCTATACGAGCCTGTTTAGTTACGGATGCTGCACAAATGCCAGTAGGCGCACCGTTCTCATTGAATAACATGTTGGCGATAGAAGAGATTGCTGCTAAGCAGGTTTTGGCATTGCCACGAGCGACGAAGGTTATTGTGGTGTCGAATCTACGTAACCCTCTCAGGGTTTCTCGGGCTTTGTTTGAATAGAAGAAGCCAAACATCTGACCTAGTACAAAAATATTCCAACCAACCAAGTAGTAGGGCTGGCCTGCTATTGGGCCTTTTGGGTGTTTCAGGCAGTTAGCTATAATTATTAGCGTCTTTACTTCATCTTCATTAAAGAATAGGTCTTCTCTGTGTAAATCAAAGATGAACCTTTCACACATAGCAATTTCAGCGGAGCCAGCTTTGCGAATGTTAGTTAATACATCATAGGTGTACTGGTACATAGCTTCTACACCTTGGTAGTAATCACCTTGGATAGAATGTCCGTAAATATCCACTAAGTTGGGTTGGTTCTTTCTGTAGTTGTATTGTTCTAAATCTATATTAGAGATGTTCCAGTATTTGTAGTTATACAATCAACACCTCCTGTTTTAAGTTAGTTGAGTTTTCTGGAAGCTCGTTGTTTAAGTGCTATCGTTAGAGGGTCTTCCTCTTCCTCTGGCTTTTCAGACATAGCTTTGTTAATAGCTGCCTTTGCCTTTGGAGTTAGAAGTAGCTGCTCTAAGTAGCCTTTGATTGCAGTGTTAGCTTTAGAGGCGACCTCATTAGATGGGTTTGCTTTAGGGATTTGCTGACCATACTTAGAGGTTGAGTAAATGATTGCTCCATCATTCTGAATAGATTTGCGGGCATCTTCGTAGATACTCATTTGGGTGATCATCATTGCTAAACAGTCGAAATCTGTTGGGTGTAGCTCTCGTTCTAATTCAATAATGTCTTTGAAATATAAGAACTTCTTGTATTCTTTTTCTGATAGAAGAACGCTTAGGGTAATTTGGCTCATTGCTGCTCCTTAATAAACTGAAGTATTTGAAGACGGAGGAGTTTGTCTTCTACTGCATTGTTGTGTTCATCAGTTAACTTGATACCTTCTGGCATGAACTGAACTCGGAATAGCTCACCTTTCAGCGCTACGTATCGTTCTGGTAGTTCATAAGGATTAAGGATGAATGAGAAAGATTCACAAAGGGTCTTGTATGTATTGTCAAGCTTCTTCTCTTTGCGAGTTTTGAGGAAATTAGTAATTCGTTCTTTGGTGTTCTGAGCTAACTCTTTGAGTGCTAGGAACTGAACTCTTTGATTAAGTAGCACGTTAGCCTCTCTTAGATTTAATCCAGTTATGTAGTAGTTGTTTGTTTTCTTCTCTTGGTGATTGGTTTAGAAGGTAAAGGTAAATACCATTCCAATCTTCGTGTCTGATGTATTGTTTAATCTTATTGCCTTTTATGTAGTGGCAAGATTTACAGAGGGAGACTAGGTTTCGAGGGTCTAGTTTGTAATCATCAGGGGAGATAGATATTTCAGACCAGTGGTCACAATCAGAGGTAAGCTCTCTTTGGCATAGTTCACAGATAGGGTGTTGCTGTCTATGAGAAAGGGATAGCTTTTTCCAAGAGGTAGTGTTGTAGAAAGATGAGCGTTCAATGACTTCCTTAGAGCGTTTAGTTGCTCTGTGAAGATTACAGCGGTGACTACCATCTCTAACGATAGCTTTACAGCAAGGGTGAGTGCAGAGTTTAGCTGGCATTATTGCTCCTTAAAATCTTATAAGAAAATTCACTGAGGTAAACTTTTGTATAAAATCTTTATGGTGGTATTGGTGGGAATGATACGCTGAGAAGAAATGACTCATGGAAGGTCATTCGTAGAGAAAAAATTTCTAGTGTGTTTCTGTGGCAAGTGGAATAGGAGGTGATTTGCCTTATGGAGAAATGAGGGTTGTGAATTACACACTAGAAATCTGAGGGGATTGTTCGGAAAGGGATGAAAGAAGGGTAGAAAAAACGGTCGTGGAAGTTTTATTTGGCGTAAAAACGACTAGCAGTGGGTTATGCTGATTTAAGGTTTTCTAGGAGAAACTGCCCCCCAGTTGAGTGAGGAAAGGCTTTGCGCTGGGAAGAGTAAATGTGTCCTAGGAATAACACTGAGAGTGTGTCCTATGAGGTTCCATGTAGGAGTGTCCACTGAGGTGTAGTCTTCTTATTTATTACCACTGAGAGGAATATTCCTTTATCAATATTCACTGAGTAGAAATGTTTACGTAGTAAGGAAAGATAAGAAGGAAAGAAGAATAAAGGTAAGTAATTACTTTTCCTTTTAATCTCTTCTTATAATAAGGAAAGATATAAGAAAATACTAATAAGAATACTATTTACTGAGAAGTATTTCTTAGGAATATTTTATTATATATCCTTGTGTCCACGGGTAGGGCTACACCTCTCGTAAATCATTGACTGAGAAACCTCATCAATAGAACAAAGAGGAGATAATGTATCTCTTTCTTCCTAGTCCTTCCAGCCCTGAGAAGGAGTTCTTTTGAGTTGTTTAAGCAGTATAATTTAGTCATAAAGGTTGTAGAAGAGGTGCTCTTTCTTTCCCCTTCAATGTAGTGCTGCTTTTCTCAAAAGTAGTGTGGAAATGAGAAGGGAACCTCTCTAAAAAGGTAGAGATTGGGGTACAATAGTAGGTGCAAGAGGGGAGTAAGAGAGAGGTATGGGACACTCACCCTCTCTTTCCCTTGAAAAAATTAAATCGGAAATTAAACATCTTTCCGGTATCCTTATCCATGAATCTAACCCTGAGAAGGTTATTCCTTTCAGTGAAGAGTAGAGAGGGGTGTGCACAACCTGAGATTAGTGCTTCTCGTATGATTTCTCATAAGAGATTAGTCTATATCCGTGAGAGGTTTTCTGAACTCCAGAGATTAGAGAAGATACATCCCTAGGTGCTAATATGTGCTTTAGTTCCTTTGGTGTTTTCCCAGTGATAATCTCCTGAGTTTTGATGTTCTGAAGTGTAATGTTTTTGAAGTGTTTAGGGGTGATATTATCCTGTGTCCTAAATCCTTCATGAGAACCCACAACTCCAGCCATTAATTGTCTTAGAGCATAGTAAGAAAGGGAAGGATAGAGTTTTACTAACTCCTGAGCATTATAACCCTGAAGGTGTTCTCCTTGAGGTGTGATAAGATTAGGAACTATGAAATCTTTGTTGATTCTATCGAAGCCTTCAATAGGAATGTTCTTTAGTGTAAAACCTTTGGTGTGGTGCCTTTCGCCTCTTAGAACCTCTCTGATAAAGCTTTTAGATAGGCTCATCTCTTTAGCAAAGTGAGAGATGTAGTTAAAGTCAAATCTTTCTTGAGCTCTGTAAAGAGTGTATTTGGATTTAAATCTTCTGTAGCAGTTCTCTTTGATATCTAGAGATTTGTAAGTGAGCTTTCTACCTGAAGTGCCACCTGATGCTAATCCACCTGTTGCCTTATTCCAACCCATGTACTCTTTGGGTCTTAGTTCGCTTTCACGGTTAGAGATGTGCTCTCTGCTTCCTTCTTCTAGAATGGTCATTACCGCACCTTGCTTGAAGTGGTTCTTTAGCCTTTCTCTCTTGTGGTCTTTGTATCTGGCTAAGGGGTTGGAGGTAACACCAATGTAACCTTCACTAAGAATGCCTGAGTCTTTAGGGTAATGGATGTGATAAAGGAGCGTAGTGTCAACAAAAACCTGTTCTGACAAGGGTTCAGCCTCGTATTGCTCTTGTGTCTCTGGTGTGGGCTGTAGGTCTTTTAGGTCTTCTTGTAGGTCTAGTAGCTTTTCGTATAGGTCGTTTAGGGAATCTGTTTGTGTTAGCTCATAGATGTCATCTCTAGAGCAAATAAATTCGTAATCATCTTGATTCATAGCAAGTCCTTTTAGTTGTCTTTTTGTTAAGTATTAATAAATTAAAAAGAAGAGAGTCCTTTCCTCTTTCAATGTAGTGCTGCTATTCTCTGAAAATAATAAAGTGCGTTTCCGGCCTATACGTGGAAAACTGAGGATACCCCTAATATAGCTCTCACGGGTGTTATACGTGTTTCTGTGGAAACCAAAGGTTTACACTTTACGCAAACAACTACACAAACTGGTTCTGGTGGTGGTGGCTCTCAAGGCAGTCAAATTCTTGGTGGTGCTATGGCTGGTCGCACACTTCGTGGTGCTCTCTTGTGCCTCTAAAACGCTCTGTATCGCTCTCTAAGGGGCTTTGTCCTGATAAGCAATACCATCGTATACCTAATGGGTGTAAAACGCTTAGAATCGCTTACAGGAGCTTTGCTCCGTTCATAGCTTTTTGCTACAGAGGTTTTTCTTTGATGTGGGATATTAACCCCCTAAAACGCTGTTCGGATGGAATAACAACCGGATAAACGCTTCTCTCGGCACGCATTGTCGTCTCAAATACTTCACGGTGTAGTTTGTTGTGTTCAAAAGTGAAGGAAAGAAGGGTGGTTTCTTGTGTCCTTTTTGGTTTTGGAGTGGAAGATGAGTCTTTCTTTTTGTGTCCATCTCTTTTCACGGCTCAAGGAATCCTTTTCTTTCAGCGTCCAGAAGTCTTTCATGGAAAATAAAAACAGAGCCAGTGTTAGTTCCTCTCCCGAAAATTATTATAAAAAGTTTACTGTGTGGTGATTCTCTTCATAATGCCTCTATATGAGCCTGTATGCGCGTGTGTGAGGTGTTATGAATGGGTTTGAGTATTGGGTTGTGTTTTATTAACGTTGCTTAGAATGCGTTACAGGAGCTTGTAGGGGCATAAAAAGAAAGGGACAGCCTTTTGAGCCATCCCTTGTGGATTATGAAAATGCGTGAGTTGAGTTAAGGATTGTATCTTCTAATGAACCTTTAAGTGTATTCTGCATTGGGGCTGTCATTAGTGTTAAGCCTGACTTCTTCTCTGCTTTGGCGATTTCGGCTTCGCAGCCTCTGGTTAGCTGGTCTGTGATTTCTTGCATCACTGGTTCTTTGGCAACATCAAGAAGAGATTCATTGATTGCTGTGTTCATTGAGTTTAGTTTGTTTGGTGATGTTCCAAATGAATCATGAACTAAAGCCATATCATCATTGAAGCGTTCTTTTGTGTTGTCCAAGATTGCTGCGTCTGTTGAGTGAATGATTGAAGGAACTGCTGTTGTTGCTGTCTTTTGTGGGTTCACTTCTTTTGTCTTGAACTTTAGTTGTGTCTTCGTGCTCTTGGCAAACACTTTGTACTGTATTGTTGTTAACTCTTCTTTGTTTTCTCTGATGTTAACAGGGAAGCCAGTAAGTGGGTGGTTGTAAGCAATACCATCTTTCTTCTTGGCAACAGAATACATTAGCTTGGATGACCATTTTAGATAGTCGTTAGAAGCTGGAATGGATACACCAACTTGTAAGTGAACCAATCGACAGAAGGTGTTTAGTTCTTCTTGGCTAAACTCTTTTAGTAATGCTGGTGCAACTTCATGTAGTGTGTTTTGAACTGCTTCTGTTGTTGTGCATTGTTTTGAGCCGTAGTTGGCAACTAACATGGTAGGTGATTTAAACACTTTGCGTGAGAATGCTTCCTGGTATTTCTGTGCTTTGACAAGACAAGATTGGGCAACCTTAGCTCTGTGGAAGATTTCCTCTTTGGTGTAATCAGCAGCTTTTAGTGTTTCGATGAGTGATTTTAGTAGTTCAGTAGTGTTGATAGTAGTCATGGTGTTACCTCGTAAGTTGGATGCCCCGAAGGGCACCGATTAGAATAGTGAGTTGATTGCTTCCATCAGGTCAGAGTCAGACATTGAGATAATCTCTTGAGCTGCTGATTCCATAGCTTTTGCTGTTACCATGTAAGCATCTTCTAGTTTGTCACCTTTAGGGTTGATAACAGAAGTAAGGGTTAAGCATTGTTCACATTTTTGAGTTAGGCCTTGAATCTGAATAGCAGAAGAACAAGAGTCGATATACACGATAACTTTTGTTTTGTATTCAGGGTTGGTAAGGTGGTTGTAATACTCAATAGCGTAAGAGATAGCAGTGAAGATTTCATCTTTGTCAATCAGGTCTAGGAAGCGGTTGGATTGGCGAGTTACAAAATCCATGATTGCTTCATGGTTATCTTCAACAGCTTTGATTCGAAGTTCTTTTACTTTCTTGCTCATGCCTTCAAAGATAGTGCCGAAACAGTATTTGAATGATTCAAAACCTTGCTCATCCATTCTCTCTTCTTTAGCGAACGAGATAAGTGACTTACACAAATTGTTTCCTTGTGGGTGGAAATCTGAAGTGTAGTAGTAAGTTCTGTCATTTGAGCCAACAAAGATAGGGAAGTAAATCTCTTTGAAATCTTGATACTTAACAGCGATGTCTAATGTTCTGCGGTTAGCTTGTGCTTTCGAAACTCTAGATTGTGCTTCTTGGATTGGTTCAGAGATTGCTTTAATTGTCTTTTGTAGTGAATCACAATCTGACAGTGTTTGGTGAATCAAGTTGTCAAGGTCTTGGAGTTGTTTTAGTTGCTTACTTGTTGGGTTGCTTTGTTCTTTGATTTTCTTTCTTAGCTTGTCAGCAATGTCTCTGTTCTTGTAGTAAACCTTCCAAAGGTCTTTCTCCTTTGTTCTTAGCTCAATCAGTTGTTCTTTTAGTTCTTCTGTTGCGTTGTTAAGTGAAACTAACTCTTTCTTGTGGTTGTAGATAAGATGAGGAGATAGAAGGTTAGGTTCTTCTGTATTTAGCTTATCAATAAAGTTAAGAAGGTTGGTGTTCACTGAGAATGCTGTTTCCTGCATTGAGTTCTTAACGCTGAAGTAAGAAGAGTTTGTTGTTGAGTTAAACACTTCTTTTGTTGTGTTGCTTCCGTAAAAATGTTTGTGTAGTTCTGAGTTGATTGTTAGGTAGCCACCTTTTCTGTCATGAAGAGATGTGTGCTTATTAGGTTTAACAACCATTGGTTCAAATACGTTCTTGGTTGAAGCAACTGTGGCATTATAAGTTTTAACCACATCTCTAGCAACCTCAGTGGATAGGATGAAGTAGTTACCTCTTGATAGTTTCTCTGTGTAGGCTTCCAAGTTGTTAACATCTGTTGTATCCAATGAGGTGGACAGTGTTGCAACTGAGCGTAGAAACTCAAGAACCCCAATGATTAAAGGAGATTCTGTGTTGGGTGAAACCCTCTCCATTCTGTACGCTGTTGTAATTCGTTTAACAATCAAGTTAGTAGCTGACAGTGCGTTGATGAAGCCAATTGTAAACAATGGTTTTAGAAGTTCCTGAGCAACCAAGTAAGGGATTAAGTCACGAGGCTCTGTTGTGTAGTTTTTTGCTTTGGCATCTTCTTCTACGATTGCTAGATATGCTTCATTGACTGGCTTGATTAGGTTATTCCAAAGCGCTTGTTTCTTAGCTTTGGTTGTGATGTTGTAGGTGTATTTCTCATCCCAAAATGATTGCGCTTCAAGGTAAACCTTTTTAAGTAGATTGTTGTAAGAAGGAAGAGAATCAAGCTGTTTCTTTGCTTTAGACTTCTCAATGTTAGTGATGAATTTAGTGAATGCTTTTTCTTTGTTCTCACGTTCAATCTTGATTTGAAGTTCCTCAAGAGAGCAGGTTAGTGTGTTTGGGTTGATACGTAATTCTTGGTTTAGTAGTGTAGTCATGAGTAGTGATTCCTTGTTTTATTTTGTTATATACTCTATATTAACCAACTTTCTGATTTTCTTACAAAAATAGTTGATTTTTTATCATTTATTTTAAAAAAGTAATAAAAAGCCAAGAAGTAGTGTTATCTACGAGTCTTGGCTTGGTGTCTTATGAGTTCTTAATGTCTAAAAACCTTTGGTAAACAGCATCATCTGTTAGTAGGTTAGAAGGGAAGAGGGATGTGTTATGTGGCCTTTGTGTTGTGTAGTCATAGGGTGAAACCCACTGACCTGTTCTAGGGTCTAGGTTGTAGCCTATCTCTCTTTGTAGTAAATCTAACTCTAATGCTTTCTTGAAAGAGTTAAGGATATATACTGAGTTGATAAAGTGTCTGTCTGATTCCGAACCTTTATAAAAAAACTCTGGGTCAATCATTAATCTGCTTTGGTTTGTTAGGTCTTCAATCTGCTTGGCGTATTTGTATTCTTTTAATCTTTTTATCTGTCTAACTACGGTAGTGTGTGAAGATAGTTCCAAAGCCTCTGCTATCCCACGAGCTGCTAATTTAAAGCAGTTGTTGTTTGTATCAAAAGCTTTTGGGTTGGATAGCATTTGGTTTGTTAGATTAAGTTGACTTAAAGTGAATGGTGTTGTCTTTTTCATAGTGGAGTTCCTTCTCTTGCAAAATACCTTTTTGGATTACATCTTTATTTGCACTAACGAAATCCATAACACTTTGGATTTCACCTTCCCTAGAGGTCTCGATAAGTTTTAAACCCATTAGAAACATAATTGAAGGTTCAGTTTGGATTTGGTTTAGTAGTTCTTTACAGGTTGTAATCATAAGATTTCCTTGAGGTATTTTTTAAGCTTGATTGCTTCTTTAGTTGGTACAGTGATGATAGTGGTTTGTAGTCCATTTTTGAGGTAGATGTGAACCTCATTTTGATGAACCACTACATCACTTAAGTTCTTGAATTTCATGTGCTTTCCTTGGTGTTGTTGATGCCCCTAGAAGCTCCTGTGTGCGATTCTAATAGGTGGTAGGGTGAAGTGAATACACTTGCTAGGCTTATGGGTGCCGAATCGTTAGAATGCGTTTTAGGAGCTCCTAGGAACTGCTTTTACTCTTCCTCTTCTTTGGTTTATTATGCGTTGGGTGTTCTAAAGAAGAGGGGTTATCAGAGTGAAACTGGATATACTTTACAGCGTTACTAAGCCACTGAAGAATGTTAGCTTTTCCTGTACAGCGTATTGCTGCGTTCTCACGCTTCCCCAACATTGCGTTACAGTTGCTACAAAGCACGTCTCTTACTAACCCTGTTGTGTGGCAATGGTCAAGCACGGCTTTCTTCTCGGAGTAAGGTCTGTTGCAAAGGGAGCAATGAGTCACTTCTTTTAATCGTTCTTCACGGTAAGGCTTAATGTCCTTCTGTTTCATCTTAGTAACTTCTGTCATTTAGTAGCCTCGTTTGTTGTAGACTACATCTTTGGTTCTAAATTCGTTCTTGCGCTTTGAGTCTTTTAGCTCTTGGTATTCATCGTAAGATAACTTTTTCTTAGATTGGAACTTTTCAAAGTTTTGCTTCATTATTTTGTGTTCTCTATAAGTTTTGACATTTTCTCTAGTTGTGTATCTGCGTTCTTGTGTAGGTGGTCTAACAGAGCTAAACCCTCAGAAGAAATAACAAGAGGTTCAACGTAGGTTATTTGAACTGTTTTTGTTGGTAATGCTAAGAAAAGAGCAAAAGAGACAACAGCAGCTACGATAGATGTGATAACAATCTGTGTGTAATTCATGATTACCCTCCTTTATTTTTGAGCCAAGCTTAGGTATTCTTCTTTTTCTACACTGTACATGTTAAACAACCCTTTTGAGATTGGTTTGATGTAACCTAAATCTTCTAAGGCAATTAAGCTTTTACAAACTGTTCGTGGGTCAATGTCAGCTAGCTTGCCTAGAGTCTTCTGTGAGCCTTGGTATCCAGCTAAGATGAAAGAGAACAGAATCTTTTGAGACGGTGTTAGGTTCTTGTCTTGTAAAACTGGAATGTGGACTACAAGAGTTTGGAATTTGTCGTTAGTTTTGAATTTAGGTTTGCGAGTCATTACTTCAGTCATGGATTGTTCCTTATTAGAATAGGTAAAGGAGCTGCTAGAGCTCCCTTTGTTATTTAAAGTTAACTTTTAGATGGTTTTTAACCATATCGTAGGTATAACCAATAGATAGTAAAGTTTTGATTACCACCTGTGCTTCTTCCAGTTTGCGCACTGCTTCATAATCGCCTTGCTCAACTAGGTAGTCTCTAGGAGCTGAAGTACCAAGAGTGTTCTTGGCTTTGGTGGCTGATAACCCTGTGGCGTATGCGAAAGCTAGATTGGCGAAATGAATCTGTCTGTGGTGAACTTGACCTGATAATTGTCCAGCATCGTGTGCTTCACGGATAGCTGTTTTAAGCTCTTTATTTGTCTCAATAGTTTTAGCTCGTTCAATCTTGGCTACACCTTGAGCAACTTCTAATGCTAGGTCTACTTCTCCGCTGATTAATAATGAGAATGCTTTGTTGACAGCTTCAGCGAATTCAGCATTGATACGAGAGGCGTAAGCAATAACAACTTCTTGTGTTCCATAGTAACCAGAAACTACTAAATGCTTGTTTTGTGAGCGATTTTCACGAGGCTGCAATTTTGACGTCTCGTGGATTGTTAGTTTCCCCTGCTCTTCGTAAGAGCGAGACAGAGCATTACGCCACTGGTTTGGTCTGTAAGAAGAGCGAGTCTCACCAGATGCAGTAAAAATTTCGTTTAGGTTGTAGAAATCTTCACCGTTGATTACTGTAGCTTTTAGGAAGATGTCTTTGTTGTTAAATTGTAGAGTTAGAGTAGTCATATTATTCACCTTATATGTAGGTTAGTGTTATTGGATTAAATAGAAGCTTTTAGTTGTGCTTTGAAAGCATCCGGTGTGATACCCAATGCTTTTAGAAATTCTGTGTCTGTAGATGTTACGAATAGTGCTTTTAGTTGTGCTGCGCTCATGATAAGTTCCTTCTTAGTGAGTTATTAACCTCTTTTTAGTGATGTCAGAGGTTCTTTGCAGGAAGGGCATAAACCTTCCTTCTTGATAATGTAGCCTTGTCCTTTGCCACAGTAAGTGCAAAACAGGATAGTGAAGGCTTTAGGTAGTGATAGAAGTTCATTTTTATCCATAGAACCCCCCTTGGTGGTGTTTGGTTAATGGTTTCTTTTTTGTCATTGATAAGTAAAAGAAAAGGCTGACTTAACAGCCTAGTCTTATAAGGAACTGCAAGTTACACTTGCTTTATCATGACTATGGAAGAGGGTTCACTACTTCCCCCCTTCAATGTAGTGCTGCTTTTCTCAAAAAGCCTTAGTCCAACCCTTGTGAACCTGTCTTTTACCTGATAAAACCCTTAACACTGAGCTGTGTGTTAGCTTGTGTTCTTGGCAAAAGTGTTTTACAACTCGGACTTCGTGGATGACTCCATCTGGGTCTTTGAGGTATTTTGGAAGAAACCTTACAGGTTGTTTGGGTTGCTTTAGGGGTTTTGGTATAGGTGTTCTTGGTTTGTAATCAGATTCATTAAGAAACCTACCTGTCCAACCGTTAATGTTTTTAATCTCACCTTTCATTAATCTGTAAAGATGAGTGGTGGAGGTTTTAATGTCAGTTTGGTAGTCTCGTACACACCTACCAGTAATCCTCTCACCTTGTGGATTGAAAAGGATAAAAGGTTTGTTTCTATTGTCAGGTCTTTCTTTCCTGGTAAGCTCTCTTTTGGCTATAGATTCTGGTTTGATTTTGAAGCCAGAGTGAGAGGGAGGCATACCACCACCACATTCTATGTTCCAACCTATCTTTTTATGCGGTCTTAACTCATATTCTTTATTCAACATCTCTTCTCTAGTTCCTTTGTTGATTAGAACCATGTTGATGTCTGGATAGATTTGAAGAGCTCTTGAGAGGTGTGGGTTTTGTCTTTTTAAATCTCTTTTGTGGGACAGGAATCTGTAGTAGGGGTCATTAGAAACACCTATGTAGCCTTCCTCTAAAAGGTTGTCATGAATGTCTCTCCTAATGTGGTAGAGGAAACACTCATCATTTCCTAGTATCTCTTTTGTATTGAGTCCTTTCTCTACAAGTATATGCATACAGCCTCCTTGCTTACTCGCTGAAATCTAGCTCCTTTTCTGGGTCAAGATAAAAGTCAGGGCAGTAGAAATCACTTTCATCGTCCCAATTGTATTCGTTTAAATCAATGCCGTAGCATTCATAGAAGTATTTGTAGTGTTCAACATCATTGTTGGTGTGCATATCTTATTCCCCTTCTTTTGGTTATCCAGAAGACTCATCCACTGAAGGTTGAACATCGAATTGTTATCTTTATTTGGGTAGATGTGGTCAACTGTCTCTAGGTTATCTGGGTTAGGGATAAAAGCTTCAGCAACCAAGCGATGAACAAGCTTCATTGTTTTCTTGTTTCGGTGACTTAGGCAAACAACATTGTAGCCAGAGGTTTGTTTAGATTGTTTAACCTCTCGTGCTGTGTTGATGTTGTAGACTTTGCCAGTGTGAGTGATGATGTAGTTGGAAAAGCCCTCAACCTCTTCCCAGCTTACACATTCACGTTTAAATGAGTCCATAAGCTCTTCTAAGCGAATGTCTCGTTCAAATTGGTCTGGGCAGTAGCCATCAAACAAACCGTGTACAGCGGCTTCTTTGCGGTCTTCCAGTTGGTCTAAGTATTCAGCTTCTTCAGCGTCCCACTCAGCAAGCATCTCTTCTGTTATCTCATCAGAATCTAGTGTTAGGAAGTTAAGTTCAGCTTCTTCTAGCTCAACCATTTCATCTAGTAGTTCATCTAGGTTAGAACCAAAGTCTAGGTCATTATCCATTAGGAAAGCGATTTGAGATTCGATAGTAGAAGAGATAGTGTTTGTGTTAGTCATGTGATTTGTTCCTTAAAGTTTGTTTTTATACTTTATATATTAACGGTGAAGGCTAAAATCCTTACACGATTTGGAAAATATTTTTAAATTAAGTGAAGGAGGGGTAACATCTAACCACCTTTACCTCCTTATTGTTAGTTAAGCTGCTAGCTTCCATCCATAGTTAGCTAGGCCATTGCTTAAGAAGTTTCTGATGTTAAGGTTGCCAGTTGGGATAGTGAACTCTTTCTTTTGAACATCTGGTGTTGCCACTAAACCATAACGAGTCTTAACATAAGCAATAAATGTGTTGTAATCCCATTCAGGAGCTTTAGGAGAGGTTTCTTCTTCAACCTTAATGCTTTCCTTTGCTTCTTCTTTAGGTTCTTCTTTAGGTTCTTCTACAAGGCTTACAGGAGCTTCTACAACCTTCACTACAGGTTGAGCTTTTTGACCTTTGATAACAACATTGGTAGTGACGGTGTTTGAGTTTTCAATAAATTTAAGGATAGTAGAGTGAGTGATAGAGTAATCATTATCAGCAGGGTCTAGAGGTGCACGGTAAGAAGCGCCGCCATTGCGAGCCACTGAGAAAAGAAGACCTTTTGTTGTGAGCGTTTCTAGAATGGCTCTCATTTTCTTCTTATCTTTGATTCCTATCTTACTCATCAACCAAGTGTTATCGCAGTGGTAGCATTTAATAACATCTTCATTAGTTGCGAAGGCTGCTTTGTATTGATTGCGCAAGATAGTCCAAGCATAGAACTCATGGGCACTTAAACCCATGTTGAACATAACGTGGTTAGAAACAAAACCTAAGTGGTGTTTGTTATCTACAGTGATTAAATTAGTGTTGAAGTCGTAGTTAGCAGTTGCAGTTTTTAGTGTCTTAGTCAT